TCCAATAACTGACATAACTTTAATTAATGAAGGTGAAAATTTCTTTGTAAAAAATATTGGTGAAAAAATTGAAAATGATAATAAAAATTATAAACAAATATTTGCCAATTCTTGGATTTATAATACAAGTTCAAGATTTCAAGTTGAAATACCTATTGGTGGTTCAACATTTACATTAAAAACTCCAATTGATAAATCATCTCTTAAAGTTGATGATAGATTTGATATACTAAAAAGAAATGAACAAACTATTGTTGGAAGTGGTTCTGTTGCAAGTATTAATACAGGATTAAATCAAATAACAGTATCAAATATTGCTGGATTTGTTCAAGATCCAAATCAACTATATGATATTCGTAGAAAAGTTGAAAAAGTATCAAGTTCAGGTGTATCTATTGGTCAAGGAAATGATAGTATTATTGCAGATACCTTAAGTGTTTACACTGATGGAAATATTGATGGATATGTTTCATCAAACTCTTTACCAAGTTATGATATTACTACCAATATAATTGAAGAAACTCTTACAGGAGGAACTGCTACTGGATTAGACGGATTTAATCCTTTAAATGATCGATATAGTTTTATAAATTTTAATTTAGGTAGAAATATTAAATTTATTCAAGGTGATCCTGTTACTTATTTGCCTGAAGGTGCAGGATTAATTGGATTAGATACAGGTAGAACTTATTTTGTTGACCCTGTTATACCAGATGATCCTAGTCAAGATATTACAAAAATTAGAATATTTAATTCCACAGCACAAATTGGATCTGGAAGTACTGTTCAAGTTGGTCCAACTACCTCTACAACTGACATTCATAGATTTGTATTACAGAAACATTCAAGTAGAACATTAGAGGCAGATAAGATATTAAGAAAGATTCCATTATCTCAAAATTTATTTGTTAGTTCAAATCAAGACATACCAACAAATGACATTGGTATTTTAATAAATGGTGTTCAAATTCGTTCACCTATTTCAGATAATCAGATATATTATGGACCTTTAGAATCAATTGATTTATTAAATGCTGGAAGTGGATATGATGTATTAAATCCTCCAATTGTCGGTATTGAAACAAGCACAGGAGTTGGTGCTGCTGTTGAACCAATAATTCAAGGAACAGTTAAAGAAGTATTTGTTGATCCTCAAGAGTTTGATATTGATGCAGTTACAAGTATTTCACTAACTGGCGGTAACGGTAGTGGGTGTTTACTACAACCAATACTAGGAACTCGAAATAGAGAATTACTTTTTGATAGTAGAGATGTATTTTTTAACGGTGGTGTTGATATTGTAAATGAGACTATAACATTCAAATCAAATCACAATTTACTTGATGGTCAAATTGTTTATTATGGTTCAAATGGAAATTCTCCGATTGGTATCGGAACTGCATTCGATTTATTGAATAAAATAGATGGAACACTATCAGATGGTGCTCCATATTTTGTAAGATCTGTTAATCCATCTACAGTTAAATTATTTAATACTAGAGTAGACGCATTGTTTGGTACTACTGGTATAAACACCGTTGGATTATCAACAGATACCGCAGCAAGTGGTATTCATAAATTTAAAACAGAAAATAGAAATACTTTAGTTGCTGTTAAAGTATTAGAAGAGGGATCTGGTTATACTCATCGAAAATTAAGAGTAAAACCGATTGGTATTTCAACATCTCTAAATGTTGTAACTTTTAAAAATCATGGATTCAATAGTGGTGAAATTGTAGAGTATTCTGCAGAAACTACACCAATACAAGGATTGAGTACGACATCATCATATTACATTCATAAGTTAACAAATGATACATTCCAATTAGCAGATGCTGGAATTGGTGGAACTTCGATTACAGACTTTAATAGAGGTAAATATGTCAATTTTCTATCTTCAGGTGAAGGATTCCAAATATTTAATTTCCCTCAAATAAAAGTTAATATTGATGTATCTTATGGTTCAACAATTACAGGTAATATTGTGGCAACACCTGTTGTTACAGGTGAATTAATTGGTGGATATCTTTATGAAGAAGGCACAAATTATGGTTCTACTATTCTTGATAAAGAAGTTATACCTAAAGTTACTATCCAAAATGGTAAATTTGCAGAATTTAAACCAATTGTTGTAAATGGTAAAATCACTGATGTTGCAGTTGTAAACAGAGGAAGAGAATATAATTCTAGTCCAGAGATTAGAGTTATATCAACAGGAGTTGGGGCTGGTGCTATTGTTCGTCCAGTTGTGGAAAATGGTCAAGTTATAGATGCGATAGTAACTAATCCAGGTATTGGATATAGTAGCATATCAACAGAAGTTAGATCATTTTCAAGAGGTACTGGTGGTAAATATGCTGCTAGAGTCAGAAGTTTAACTTTAAATAATACAAAGAGATTTGGTGATTCCTTCTTATCTACAAAAGAGGATACTTTAAGGTTTAGTATATTAGGTTATTCTCAAGATATTGCAAATAACTTTGAAAATACATTTACAATAAATTCAAATGGTGAATTTAATCAAATAATAGGTCATTCACCTATCGTAGGTTGGGCATATGATGGTAATCCAATATATGGTCCATTTGGTTATTCAGATCCAAGCAATATTAACTCTGATTTAAAAATAATAACATCATCATATGTAACAGATACCAGTAGAGTTACTAATCGTCCAACTGGATATACAGCAGGATTTTTTGTTGAGGATCATGTATATAATGGGACAGGAGATTTAGATATTCATAATGGTAGATTTACAAAAACACCAGAATTTCCAAATGGAGTTTATGCATATTTCTCAACTGTTGGATTAGGAACTGGGACAAACAAATTAGAAGGAAAATATCCATACTTTATTGGAAATACATATCGTTCACCATTTATTAAAGAAAATCAAATATTAAATCAAGAGTTTGATTTCAATAATTCAGGATTAAGAAGAAATACATTCCCATATAATGTTGATGAAGAATTTTCTGGAAATGATTTTGTAATAGAATCTTATGAAAAAATAAGACAAATTTCTAAAATTGAATCTGTAACTAAAGGTGGAGTTGATGGATTTACTATTTTAAATGGTGGTACAGATTATAAGATTGGAGATATTACAGATTTTGATGATGAAGGAACAAACGGTTCAGGATTTAGTGCACAAGTTAATGAAATTGTTGGTATTGGAATTTCTCGTATTGATACTACAATTAATTCATTTGAAAATGCTGTTTTCACTTGGAACAACTATAACGAAGTAACAGCACAGTTTTTACCATTTATTGAGTTGAATGATCAATCATTTGTATCCATATCTGGTTTAAGTAGTTCTATTGTAAATTTAACTGATTCATTTAAAGTTGGTGTTGCAACAGATTCAGTTGGACTTGCAAAAACTATGACAATTGGTGCTACAAACGGTTTAATTCAAGATATTTTTGTAAATCAATTACCAAATAATGTTGCAATAGGTGGTTCTATAAAAATTGGTTCTGGAAACGTAGCATCAGACGCTGATGTTGAATTTTTACGAGTATTAGAGGTATTTGATCAAAGAAATATAATTAGAGTATTAAGACATACAGGTATTGCTCATACTTCTGGTTCTAATGTTGATGCCCTGAATAATAAAATTAGTATACCAGTCAAAACTACAAAGTTTGATTCGCAACCTAATAGCGTAATATTCTTTAATGGTCCTCAATCAGTTGGAGTTGGAACAACGCCTGGTGGTGCTATAGATGTAGATACATTTATTGGTGATTTAAAAGAAGTAGTATCAATACCAACAAGAACAATTCGTATTCCAAATCATCCTTTTAAAACAGGTCAGAAAGTAACTTTAAATAAGAGAAATGGTGCCAATAGATTTGATGTAGGAACAACACCTCTTGTTACAGAATTTAAAGTACCTCATATTGGACAAAATTCACTTGATGTCTTTATCATAAACAAAGGTAAAGATAATATTGGTATTTTAACAACTAGAGTTGGAATTGGAAGCACAAGTGAAGGTTTATATTTTTATAGTAATGGTTCACAATCAGGTATTTCTTCAGGATTATACAATTTTGAAACAGATAATAAAAAAATAACTGGTGATATTGATAAAATTACAACTACTGTATCAACAAATGTATCTGCAGCAAACACAACAACTCATAACTTAGTTGAAGGTGATATTATCAAAATGAATGTAGTTCCTAGTTTAAATGTTGGTAATGGAACTACAATCCCTGTATCTGTTAATTATAACTCTGAATTTGAAAAATTAATTATTGATCCAATATTATTCACTGCATCTGATGTTGAAACAAATCAAATTGACATAGTTGATCATGGATTTAAAACTGGAGATAAAGTATTTTATGATGGTGCTGCAACTGGATTAAGTACAGGAACATATTTTGTTAATAAAGTTAGCAGTAGAAGGTTCCAACTTTCAGAAACAATTCTAGATATTAATTCAAATCCAATAAGAACTGTAAATATTACAGCGAATACTGGAGGAAATCAATCAATTGGGTTAATAAATCCAAGAATTGATGTAGTTAGAAATTCAAAATTAAATTTTGGATTAACAAGTAGTACTTTGTTAGACTTTGACTTTAAATTATTTTATGATAGAAATCTTACTAATGAGTATTTGAGTTCACAAGACTCAAGCACATTTAACGTTGGAACTGCTGGTACGATAGGTATTGGTACAAATAATACTGATCCAATAGGAGCTGGTCTAACGGTTCAATACTCAACATCTACACCTGGCACATTATATTATGGTTTAACAAAAGGTGGTTTTATAAGTACCGCAGATACTGAAGTATCAAACTATTCGGAAATTAGATTTGTTGATAGTAAATATAATGGAGAATATAAAATATCTAATGTTACCGACGATACTTTCCAAATTTCACCTAAAATTCCTGAGTTTTTAAGTTACACAAGTAGTGATTGTGAAAAATTAGAATACTCCACAAAATCTACCACAGTTCATGGTGCCATTAAAGATTTAACTATCCTATCACCAGGCTTTAACTATAAAAAATTACCACAATTCAATAAGGTCACTAGTGTAAATGGAACTGATGCTAATATAATTGCATCTTCTAGATCTATCGGAAGGATTAAAAAAGTAAGAATAGTTGATATTGGATATGAATACTCTTCAGATAAAACTTTAAGTCCAGAAGCATTTATATCACCTGTTATTAATATCGATAATCTTGATATTATTGATTCAGTTAATATTGTAAGTGGTGGTGCTGATTATATGAGCACACCTAATTTAATCGTATTTAATCCAGTTTCTAACACAGTTGTAGATACTCTTTCACTACAACCATTTACTCCTAACCAAACAATATCTAAAGTCGATGTATTATCACCTGTTACTGGATTAGATTCAGTGGTTCATAAGATAATTTCAATCAATAACTCAAATGGTGTTGGAATTAACTCTGTTCAAATTAGTAATTCAGGAGTTGTAACTTGTTTCCTTGAGACTCCTATAAATGGATTTGATAATCAACCATTTGCGACTGGAGACGAAGTTTATGTTGAAGGTATACAAAGAGTAGGTGAAGCAGGAATTGGTGCCACACAGGGTGGAATATCCACTAATACAACTATTGAGGGAACTGGTTATAACTCAGATAATTATAACTATCAGTTCTTTAATGTGGATGAATATGTTATTGGTACACAATGCGTAGTTAAATTCAGCACAGCAGGAGTGACAACTAATCCTGGTATTGCTAAAACTTTCCAATCTGGTTATGCTACCTTAATTAATAAGAAAAAATATCCAGTGATTGAACCTGTTCAATCTAGAGGTGTATTTGAATTAAAAGAAACATTAATAATAGGTGATGTTATAACTGATTTGAAAGTTATTGAGGTAAGAAATGATTACATCAAGATTGATGGTAAATTTAAAATAAAAGTTGGTGATAGAATTAAAGGTGAATTGAGTAATGTTTCTGCAGAGATAACAAGTATTGTTGATAATCAAGCTAAATTTACAACTGATTTTTCAAATAGACAAGAATATGGTTGGTTAGATGATATTGGTAAATTGAATGAAGATTATCAAGTTATACCAGATAATGATTACTATCAAAACTTATCTTATACAGTTAAGAGTTCAATTGAATGGGAAAAATTTGTAAATCCAGTAAATCGTTTAGTTCATCCATCAGGTCTTAAAAATTTTGCTGACACTGCAATTACATCAAGTCTTAGAGTTGGAGTTGGTCGAGTTAGAGAGTCTAATCAAACTGTTGTATTAGATGTTGGTAATGTTCTTGAACTTAATGATAAGCAAAGAGTTGATGCAATTAATAATTTTGACTTTGCTAGAGATTATGATACAAGAGTAAATGGATCTAAGTTTTTAACATTCCAAAATAGAACATTAACTGATTTTACAAGATGTAAAACAAATAGAGTTTTACTACACGATGATATTAGTGATGGTTTCTCTAGTGATGGATTTGAAAGCACTAACACAGTTATTGAATCATTAGTTGAAGATTTTGGTAATTACCTTGTTCAAATAGTTGACCCTGATACTTTTGATACTCAATTTACTGAGTTAGTTACTTTAACAACTGAAAGTAATGCATTTATTCTTGAAAAGAATACTGATTTTACAACAGTTAAACTAGGTGATTTTGATACTGAAATTTTACCAACTGGAACTAAAAATCTTTTATTCACCCCAACAGAAAAATTTTTAAAGGATCATGATATCAAACTTCTTAAAATTGATTTTAATACTGATTTAACAGGTATTGGTACAAATGGCATTGGAAGCATTGATTTGACAGGTGTAAATACGGGTATCGGTTCTACAACAGTTGGATTTACTACTTCATCTGTAATTGAAGTTCCAACATATGATTTTAATGCTTTATACGCAACAATATTTGTTCAGGATTCTGTAACTAAAGAAATTAATTATAGTGAAGTCATAGTTGATTATGATGGTACAGATACAACAATCGCTGAAACATATGTTGATACAAAATCTGGATTAAGTAATAGTATTGTGGGTGTAGTAACAGCAAGAGTAGAGAATAATCTTGTTAAGTTACAAATAGAAAATGATAGAGTCAATACTCTTGATGTAAGATCAAACATTGTTGGGTTAGGATCAACTGCTTCTGGAATTGGTACTTATAGATTTTCAGTTTCAGGGCAACCTGCTGGTTCTGAAAGAAGTGCAAGATTAGAGTCTGGATATGTCACTGGAACTACAAACCCAATAACTTATACGACTTTAAATAAATTAATTGATAGTTCAGTTAAATCTTTAGTCAGAGTTTCTTGTGGAGAAACATCTGCAGTTCACCAAGTTATTTCAATTAGAGATGTTGATGATATAGTAACAGTTCAATATCCATTTGTATCTGCAGGATCAACAACAGGTATTGGTACATTTGGTGGTGAAATAAGTGGTGATAATATTAATCTAAGATTCTATCCAGATGCAGAGTTTGATTCATTAATTGAAGTACAATCATATAATCAAATATTAAACACTGCTAGTGATTTTGAAAATACTCCTCCAGATTTAACATATGGTACAGTTGACCAGAGAGTGTTCTTAACAACTTATGATGGTGCTGCTGGTCTCAGAGCAAATAAAAAAGATTTTGTACTAAAACATAATGAAGTTCCAATTTATTCTAAGACATTTAATCCATCTGGAACAATTAGCACAACAACAAGCACTGTCAATATTAATAGTCACTTCTTTAATACAAATGAGGAATTGACATATACACCAGATTCAACATTCATAGGAATTGCAGCTACAGCAATATCAATTGGTTCTACTGCAAATATTGCTGGAGTAGTAACAACATTATTACCAAGTACAGTTTATGCTAAAGTTCTTGATGAAAATAGATTTGAATTATATACAAGACCTGAATATGTTTCATCTGGTAATGCAGTAACATTTACAGGTATTGGTGCAGGTAATGCTCATAGATTAACAATGAGAAAACCACTAACCAAAACAATCATTGGTTTAGATGGTGTTGTTCAGCAACCAGTTACATTTACTTCAATTACACATAATCTAGGAGTTTTTGATGGATTTACACATAATAATGGTGTTGGTATTGGATTATCTCAATTTGTATTAAGTGGAATTGGTTCTGTTGCACCAAGAGATTTTCTTAAAATTGATGATGAATATGTCAAAGTTACTGAAGTTGGATTCTCAAGCACACCTACTGGAGTTATCAACGATTCAACTGATGTATCGTTAGGTATTGCGACTCTACCAGTTGTTAAAGTTGATAGAGGTCAATTAGGTATTGCAGCAACTTCACACGCAGCAAATGCAATTGCGAGAGTTCACAGAGGTGCATTTAATATAGTTGATAGTAAAGTATTCTTCTCTGACCCACCAAAAGGAAATAATAGATCAAGAAGAGACGAAACTAATTTACCGTTCGTAAGAGCAAACTTTAGTGGTAGAACATTCTTAAGAAGCAACTATACAACCAATATGTTATTTGATGATATATCCGATAACTTCACTGGTATTGGTAAAACATATTCATTAACTGTAGGTGGTGCAAATACTTCTTCAGGTATTGGAGTAGGAAATGGTGTGTTATTCATCAATGGTGTATTCCAAACTCCTAAAACTGTTAATAACACTGGTAGTAATTATGAATTTATATCAGACACAACTGCTGGTATATCAACTGTAGAGTTCAGTGGTATCACATCTACAAACGGTGATTTTATCGTATCCGAATTTGATATTAATCAAAACCAAGTTCCAAGAGGTGGATTAATCGTTTCACTAGGTTC